GGAGGTATGCTTTGGGCACCTTCTTTCCGGAGTGATTCAGAGGGATTTAATGGGATTGCAGATGATACATTCAACTCAGACCGCCCTGGACTTACAGATGAAGTTTTTGCGCGTGCAGGTTGGGATCCGGTTGTGGGTAAAGAATGGATTCGCAGTGGAAGCGGGAGTCTAGTTCAATGGTATCAACTTTGGTTGTCTTGGTTTTTAGTTTCGGGGTATGAAATGAGAAACGATATGAAATTTGATATTTGTATGAAGTCTCGGTTTGATTTGCTATTCACAGAAACAATTCAATTAACCGACTTTTTCAGTGGAGAATGGACCACCTCGGAAGAAGAGATGCGTTCACTTGGAAATACGCGAATGCGTTCAAATCCAACCGACGTTTCAAATGGATATGCAGATGAGGTAGGCACGCCTTTAGGTACATTTGATACAACGGTGTGGACATTTGGAATTGAATTGGCCATTCTTGCAAAACGCGATACATTTGAACTGCTTGTATCTACAATTTTTAATTATGGAAAATGGGATTCAGGACTCACATCCTCTTTTAATTCCGAAACAACATTCCACCAGTATTGCAAGAGTTTGGGACTAATTCACTGGGCTTACCAGGATATAGGGTTCCCACTCTATTCCACTGACATAAACTCACAATGGACGTTTGTAATTTTAAGATGAGTGCGTCGCCCCAGAAATTTTTTTCGCGCCACCTAGTATAAACACAAATGGGTGGTGGTCTTCTTCAGCTTGTCAGCTATGGTGCGCAGGATATCTACATTTCGGGCAATCCCCAGATTACGTTCTGGAAGGTGCTCTTCAAGCGCCACACCAACTTCGCGATGGAGTCGATTGAGGTGACGTTCAACGGCCAGGCCGACTTCAACAAGCGTGTGACGGCGGTCATCAACCGTAACGCTGACCTGATGTATCGCACGTATGTCCAGGTTGTCCTCCCCGCGGTGGACCTTACATCGTCGTCTCTCTCGACGGTGTCTCGCTTCCGCTGGCTCAACTACATCGGCCACCGCCTCATCAAGACGGTTGAGCTCGAGATTGGCGGCCAGCGCATTGACCGCCAGTACGGTGACTGGATGCAGATCTGGACGCAGCTCTCGCAGGATGCGGGCACGGTCGCGGCGCTCGATGACATGATCGGCAACACGCATGACCTCGTCCTGATGAAGGACAAGAAGGGCTATGCGCTGGATGTCTCCTGTGCGGGTGCGGAGCTGACGAACTCGTGCGCTCCCCGCGCCGGCACGCCAGCCAAGACGCTGTACATTCCCCTGCAGTTCTGGTTCTGCCGCAACCCCGGTCTTGCGATTCCCCTCATTGCCCTCCAGTACCACGAGGTCCGCATCAACGTCGAGTTCGAGCAGTGGCTCAACTGCGTCTACTACGAGGGTACGTCGGCGCCCACGTCGATTCAGTCGCTGACGGCCGCTTCGCTCTACATTGACTACATCTACCTCGACACGGAGGAGCGCCGCCGCTTCGCGCAGCAGACGCACGAGTATCTGATTGAGCAGCTCCAGTTCACGGGCGCTGAGTCCATCACGTCGTCGTCGAACAAGATCCAGCTCAATTTCAACCACCCCGTCAAGGAGCTTGTGTGGGTTGTCCAGCGCGACTCGTTCGTCGACTGCACGCCCGGCCAGGCCTCGATTGTTGAGGTGAACGGCTGCCAGCCATTCAACTACACCGACGACTTCTCCACGGAGGGCATCGTGATGGATGTGCTCGGCCGCGGCTCTCTCGGCGGTGGTGCGACCACGACGGTGCCAACGACGTCTGGTGATGGCCCCTCGGGCCCTTACCTCCCTGGTCTCGGCATCCAGTCTGGCCCCTCGCTGTCGGGTGCCTCTTGGCTGGACTCGAACATCGGCCCGGGTGGCAACGACTCCTCGATTGTGTTCGAGGACACGACCAACTACCTCCTCGCGAAGGTCATCCTCGCGTCGGGCGTCAAGTGCGAGGGCAAGAACCCTGTGGAGGTTGCCAAGCTCCAGCTCAACGGCCAGGACCGCTTCACGGAGCGCGAGGGCCGCTACTTCGACCGCGTGCAGCCTTTCCAGCACCATTCCCGCACGCCGGCCCGTGGTATCAACGTGTACTCCTTTGCGCTCAAGCCTGAGGAGCACCAGCCCTCGGGCAGCTGCAACTTCTCGCGCATCGACAAGGCGACGCTGCAGCTCACGGTCTCCGTCAACACGGTCCGTTCGGGCCGCACGGCGCAGGTGCGCGTGTATGCCGTCAACTACAACGTGCTCCGCGTGATGTCGGGCATGGGCGGTCTCGCATACTCCAACTAAGCAATAGGCTAGTAGTAGTAGTAGTTTAGAAAAAGTATAAAGTGATGGAGATTTGAGTTTGAGAATCCAACTTCAAATCTACTCCCCTCCCTACAGTAGTTCTCTACTGTACATTACATTGTCCTCCAATAGGTTCTCGAAAACACGAGCTGTTTCAGAAAACCCACGTTCGTGTAAAAAGGTCTGAATTTCTGTATGCGAAGGGCTACCTAGATATTTACGTTCTGCATTTGCTCGGGGTTCCTCGAGAATGATGTGCCGAATCGTTGAAAGAATGTCATCACCGCATCCCTTTAGAATGTTCAGCTCATATCCCTGAGTATCCATACATAGCAAATCTATGGCGTATATGCCAGCATTCTTGCAGAAGTTTTCAATCGTATCAATCTTTATATCCTCAACATTCGTCTGCGTTTCTACATAATCAACTCTCTTTAGAAAACTCGATGCGCCAGTGTTTCCGAGAAGATACGGGTAAAATTGACGAATTTCAATCAGATTTCCAAGCCCAACATCATTGAAATGAATATTTGAATATCCGCGCACGGTTTCCTTGCACGTGTTCACGGTATACGGATTACATTCAAACGAATACACCTGGCTGTTTTTGTAATACTTTGAAAGTGCGACACTGTCATTGCCTTCTCTTGCCCCGACTTCGAAGATTGTGTTAATTGTATCTGAATCAATGCGGCTTAAAAAGTCTGAATGCAAGTATTCACCGTGCATTTATTCATTTACGGGCGGGGGTATTTAAATGTATAAAATGAAGGTTGGTACTGTTTTAGTCGCAACAGACCTTAATCCACTCTATTCTGAATTCATTCCTTCTTTTATTGCCGCTTGGAATACTCTGATTCCAGAGGCAGATGTGTGTGTTGTTCTTGTAGCAGATGCTATTCCCGAATCTCTGCTTCCATACGAAAAGAATATTGCACTGTTTGCACCCATTCCGGGAATTCATACTGCATTCCAGGCACAGTGTATCCGTCTGCTCTACCCCCGCCAGATTACACGCAATGAAGGCGTTTTGATTACAGATATGGACATGCTCCCTCTTCTCCGCAGGTATTATGTAGACCCCATTGCGGCGATTCCAGATGACCATTTTGTAGTGTATCGCGACGATTGCCTCCCCGATGAGATTGCAATGTGTTATAATATTGCCCATCCTTCCACATGGGCATCCGTGTTTGGCGATGAAGACATTGCAACCATTCTGCCTCGGTGGTATTCAACTGCAAATTATAGTGGTGAACGCGGCGGTTCTGGTTGGAATACTGACCAGCGCATTCTTGTCCGCGAATTCACCAATTGGAATGGCAACAAGACGATGCTTAAGGATGTCGATACCGAGTTTCACCGACTAGACCGGGATGCGCGTGCGTATCTGTTTAACAATGAGATGTATCTGAAGGATGCCATTCTTTCTGGATTCTTTGTAGATTATCATTGCTTCCGGCCCTATTCAGAGTTTAAACAGCGCAACGATTTCATCTGCAATGTTCTCAAAGATACATGTTTGGATTAAAACTTACCGGAGAAGTTGGCGGAACATAAAATGCATCCGCCCATGAATCTAAAATACATATCGGTAGCTTTGCATACAGTTCTTCTAAGCTGTTGCGTAATACAACCGGTGTTGCGCCGCATAAAAGTGCTTCGTACACTCGGTGTGTATCGATTCCGGTTCCTTCTGGACACAGTACAAACTTTGACCTAGATAAATCTGCGTAATACTCTTCAACCGACAAATTGCTTTTGAAAACCGCCGCTGGATTTTCCTTAAAGCAGTCTATACATTCTTGTCTCTTTTGAGTATTTGTACCGGGGGTGAAATTGCCATAGATTTCAATATCTTTTTTAACATTTGACTTTTTAAAGGTTGAAAGGAATGCCAGCTGTTTATCCACAAACCCAATTGGAATGGTTTTTAGAAGTGGGTGATGTACAGTAGTATTTATGGCATAAATACGAAGTGCATATGGCAACAATCTATTCAATTCACGCTGTCCAAATGGGCGGTCTGAATTATGAACTACCCATGTAAACTTTTTACGCAGGACGGGAATCTGCTCTAAAAGGTCTCCGTTTATGAACACCCAATCTCCGTGTTTTGATAGAAATTGTGAATATCTTTTTTGAGGATAACGCGTGTCAAACACCCAATCACACCTATCTGCAAAGTCCTTGCCAGAAATCATCTTTATTATCCATAGTAAAGATAATGGTAAATGTTTTTTCATTCTGCATTTATGGTCCTCCGAACCCAAGATATTATGCCGGGTTGATTGAAAATATAGAGTTGATAAGAAAATATTACCCAGA